TAATATAATATAATTATTTCTTTCACTACCCAATTCAGTCATAGTTATAATATATATATATTTTTAAACTATACATGTTAAATTTAAACTAAAACTAAAACTAAACTATACATCTTAAATTTTTAATAATAAATTTTTAATAATAAAATATTAAAAATATAATATAATATAATAATAAAAAATATATAAAAACAAAAATATAATATATATGTGCTCATGTTAATACATCGGTATCATTAAAATACCACTGTGAAGATAAATATGGAGGTTTAGATTTACTAATATTACTATCTTTCTTGGTTTTAAGATTAGGTCCTTTGGAATTAATTGAATTAATCTCGAATGTTCCTATAGCATAATTAAAATATTTTAGGTCAGATATGTTACCAGAAAATCCACCATTATAGTTAATATACAAATTATCATAATTTTGTTTAACAATATTTGATAACTTATGGCGTTTTGTTAAATTTCCATTTATATATATGTCAACAATATTTTGAGAGGTTGCTCTAATAACAACGTATACCCATTTTTTAATTGGTATTGCGTCTACATATATGTCATCATAATATGCTTTTGAAACACTATTATTATTATGAAACACATTTATTCTTACTAACATACCTAATATTGGAAATTTTTCTAATAAATTTGTTGAATAGTTTCGTTTGCCTTTATATAAATACACGCCAGGGCAGTTATTGGGACCAAATAAACCTGATCCACCTTCACCCGTGGAATTTGGCGGCGATCCTTTATTGAAAATATGCATGTAATCTATATCGTCTTTATATTCTAAATTATTCACATATATCCAAAATGAATAAGTAAATTCAATACCTTCATATTGGTTGGCACTTCTTAAAAGAGGAATTGATGTTTTTGCTCCTAATGCTTGTGTAACTGTTAAAGCTTCGGTTGCGTCTTTCATACCGCTAATAATATATGGTGTTTGCGATGGAGACAATAACACATATAAAATTTTACAACCAATGTAAAATAAGGCAGAAAACAATATTATAATTGCTAATAAAAAGGTCAATCTTGAAATCATAGTGTTTGATGATACAAAATCGTTTAACATGCTTTTTTTTTCAGTTTTATATGGAATTAATGATGACATATTTTTTTTAATATTTTCCAAAATTCCTTCGGGTGGGTTCATATTTATTACTATATTATAATAATATTAATAATATTATAATATTAATTTTTATTGTTATTAATATTATAATTTTTATTGTTATTAATTTTTATTGTTGTTAATTTTTATTGTTATTATTATTAAATTGTGATTGTGCCCTTTTCTTTGTTATATTCAAAAAAGCTGACTTTCAATCTATATTTATTAAACATACTACTTGCAAGCCCGGCATTAATACCTTCCTTATAAATATTATATGCTTCTTGTGGATTAATCGCATTTCCTTCATAGCGTATACGTGTTATAAATCCTTCAAAACTGCTGTTTAAGCCATCATTATTTGCGGCCGTTCCTGTAATTTGCATATTGCCTATATATATGTTTTTTTTAATTTGACTTGGATCATCGTTTTTATATAGTCCATGTAATATAAATGAATTGCGCAATTTGCCATCTAAATATACATCAAATGTGCGAGTATCTATACTCAATGTTAAATTATTCCATTTTTGAACAGAAATGTTAGGGATTTTATATCTTGCAAAGTTTGTCTTATTTCCACTGTTTGGTTTGTCTAAATAACTTTCTATGTCAATAAACAAATTATTTTCATATTTATCTAATGCAATATTTATATTTTTAAATATATTGCCAGACGATTCGATTGTCACCTTATTGCTAATACCCGATAAAGCAACTTGTAACTCTGGGACTGTTCTTGCGTTTTCACGAGTTGCCATAAATAAAATATTCTTTTCATTTGATATATTATCTCCCCAATTTTCTATATAAAACCATACACTCAACATAAAGTTAGACGAACTTGTTTCAGGTATATTTTTAGAAAATATTACATTTTTATTACTTGAAAAAAAGGAAGAGCTTGCACTAGCACTATCATACCTTTCAGCAGGTAATCTTGCATCACACATAATATCATAGATTATATTTGTTTTGAAAAACAAATTCCTAAGTCCCCATATAAGAACAACCACAAGTATTATTACTATAATTATATTTACTACACTCATTATAATTTTATATATAAAAATATTATAATGTTTAAATCAACACTCAAATATTTAAAATTTAATATTTAAAAATTTAATATTTAATATTTATTATTTAATATTTAATATTTAAAATTAATGTCTTAAATGTTTCTTAAATTCTCTCTTTAAATTGTTTTTTTTAAATCTTTATTTCATGCTTTTGCGTTGTTTTTTGATAAATTATATAACAATTCTATTGTTGATGGAGTTTTTATTTTATCGTAATAATATATTTGTTTTATACTTCCATGAATGCCATCATTTTCGCCAATAGTTATGTTATCGCCTTTAAAATATGGCGACACGTTTTCTTTTGATCCTACTAACTTACCATCTACAAAAACATCTATTATATTATTATCATAATTTATTACGAAAAATAGCCATTTTTGAAACTTGGGATTTGCCAACTCATATATTGTATCCAATTGATCGCCTCTATTACTGATTGTTCTAGATTTTATTATTATTTTTTGTGATTTGCCGTTATAATAAATTACGGGTTTATATGCATAATTAAATAATATAGTATCTTTTGTATATGCAATTGAGGTGTTTTCCGGTTGTGTATTAAGATATATATAAAAGCTCAAACTATAGGTATAACTATATGGAAATTTTTCTTTACTTATTACCGAACTATGATATTCGGTTTTAATATTATAACTGCTATTTTCATCTTTAAATAGTGTATAAGTGTAAGCTTTTACATTTGGATCATTTGCGCCGCTATTAACAACACTATTGCCTTTATTATATACAGCACTTAGCGTTTTATTTAAACTCTCATTTTCTTTAATCATGGTGTTAGCTTTTGGCGAGAGAGAAGCTAATTGAGCTTTATCTATACTAAAAGCGGATAACATTTTATCTATTTTGTCTTCGCTTGGATTGGCTTCTGCTTCTGGGACTGTAGTAGGCAATTCAACATTTTTACTTAAATTGGTATTTAAGTTTTGATATTTTCCTAAAGTGCGCTCTTTATTTAAATAAAAAGGTCCTGTGCCTTGTAATATATCGCTCTTATCAAATGTTCTTATAGCACTAAATAGTAGTGGCAACAAAAATAGTAATATTATTAACAATAATAATATGAAAAATAATATATAAACAGGAGAGGGTGTTAATCCAATGTCTTTATTTAATTCGCTTACAAAAATGGCTATTAAACAAGGAATGAAAAATATGAGATTTTTAAATATGCATGCAAAATATTTTACATAAGCCATTATTATATTTGTGTAGCTGGGTTTACCATCGCCGTCTGGTGGTGTTTTTATTTCACAATAAATACTAGAAGACGGAGTTTTTATAGAAAAAATGAGTGCTACTATTGATAACATTATCAAAATTATTATTATTATTAATGTAACTCTTGTAATGTTATAATTAGCGTCATCTACTTTGTGCGAATATAAAGCATAGCTTATTACAAATAATGGTATTACAATAATTAACAACAAATAGAAAATATATTTCATCATGTTAAATAATGGAGTAGTAACTGATTTTTTTAACACGTCTTTATCTAATGCTTCTTTATTTGTAATGCTATCGCGTTTTATTAGAGCTCTTTGGCTATATATATTAGCATATTGAGTGTCGCTATTATATTTACTATTACTAGTACTAGTAGGATTATCCCATGAAGTATTATTTCTATAAATAAAAAAGAGGAAAAAATATATACTAAGTGCTACTAACATTATTTCTAGTAACGCTTCATATTTGGTGTTTTTAATATAAAATAGATTTTGTCTGGTGTTCAAATAATGAAACAAAAATAATATTAATATAAGTAATATGCTAATAAAATATCTATAATATTTATGTTTTATACTAGAAGTTTCAATATTAACACCACTAAATGTCGTCTCTTTTACCATAAATCCATTAACAATTTTGTCCAATATTCTTGTAAAAATTAAGCTAATATATTTAATAAATTCGGGTATTTTTGTAACACTATTATTTACAAATTCTTGAATTTGTGTAACATAACTATCTGGCATATTATAATAATATAATATAATATATTATAATAATTATGATCTACTAACTAACACAAACTAACACAAACTAACACAAACTTTATTATAGATTTTCACAAGCTGTTTTTCTACCATGACAATCTCTACATAATGCTTCCAAATTATCTATATTATTTGAGCCACCATATTCCAATTTTATAACATGATCTACCTCAAACCATGCAGGTAATTGTTTTTTACATTGTTTGCAATGCCAATTTTGAGATGCTGCAACAAATTTCTTTTTAGTTTCACTTACGCTTCGCTTTGTAGAATTATTTCCGGAATATAAAATCTTTTGCTGTTGTTTTGATAAATTATGATTTATATTTGAAGGATTTGAGAAAGTTACCGATTTTTGAATGCCTGGATTATTGTATATATTATAGTTATTGTTTAATTCTTTTGTTATAGAGTTTGACGTAAAGTCGATAATTGGAGTAATAATACTTGCTGTGTTTCTATCAATAGGTAAATATTTTATATATCCGTTTGAGTTAGTTACTAAATCTCTATAATTATTTGGATCTTTTTTTATATATAAATAAACACATAGCCCAATAAAAGCGAAAAAAGCCATTTTATAATATTTTTCATATTGCTTTAGTTTATTTATTAATTTACCTTCAAAATATGTATTAAGTAATACTAGAACCGTTATAAATAAAATAAGTAATTCAAGTTTCATATTATTATTTCATATATAAATATAATAAAATTAATATTAATATAGTTATCAAAACTATTCTTAAAATAGGATACTTATTTTTCTTTTTCTTTTTTTTAAGTTTGAATTTTGCTGCCATTATTTTATATATAAATATATAATTAATATTATTATTATTATTAATAAACTTACAAAAACATATTTGTGCTTATTTTTCCGTTCGTCGTCCTTTTTAAGTTCTTTTAATTTATAGTTTGTATAATAGTTATTTAAAGCATCATAATACGACATTTCTGGTTTACCTAAATAAATGTTTATTTTATTATGTATAAAATGTGTCCATTTTGTAAGTGATTCTCTCGAATCTAAATAAGGGGTCACTGGATATGCGTCTAAAAACTTACTAAATACATTTCCAATATCAGGAACAGGTATAAATAGTGGCAAATTTGTTATAAAGTCGTAATATTTTTTTTTAGTGCTTTCATTTACATTTAACGGATATGACAAAGCAATTGTATATAAGACAAACCAATAATGAGGACCCCAAATAATAGGATTAAATATTCCATTATTGTTATTATTGTTATTATTGTTATTCATAATAATAACTATTAATTTTTAATAATACTATAGATTTTATATTGACTATTATAATGTATAATAGTTAATATGTGTTATAATATGCATTATAATAGTTAGTGTTACAGAAATAAAAAAATATATATAAAAACATAATTAGTATATTAATTAACAATCTATAAATCTATAAATATATAATGAATACGAAAAAATTTATTTTTTGTAATAACTGTGGTAAGCTAGGTCATTTATTTCATCAATGTAAAGTACCAATAACAAGTATAGGTATTATTCCTATAAGGATTACTAAAAAAGTAAATCCATTAACAAATATATTGGAAAATAGTGTAGATATTTTCATAATCAAACGTAAAGACACCTTATCGTTTGTAGATTTCATGCGTGGAAAATATTCTATAGAAGATAAAAATTATATTACAAATTTATTAAATAACATGACAGTACACGAGAGACAATTTATATTAAACAACGATTTTGATAGCATATGGCAATATTTATGGAATTACAACACAAATAATTCTTATAAAAATGAGGAAAAAACATCCAAAACAAAGTTTATAAATTTGAAAACCGGATATTCAAATATTTTTGAAAGCTATGATTTAGAATGTTTGATAAATTTATGCGATAAAAAATATAGTGAACCCGAATGGGGTTTTCCAAAAGGGCGCCGTAACTATCAAGAAAAAGATATAATTTGCGCACTTAGAGAATTTGAAGAAGAAACCGGATATGAAAAAAAAGACATTGCTATTATTAATAACATTGTTCCATACGAAGAAATATTTAGTGGTTCTAATTATAAATCATATAAGCATAAATACTTTATTGGTATAATTAATAATAATTATATTCCTAAAAATAATTATCAAATTTATGAAATTACCGAAATTAAATGGGTATCTATAGATGACGTTTCTAATTATTTGAGAGAATATAATTATGAAAAAAAAAATATAATAAATTATTTAAATAGTTTATTAAAAACTTATAAACTATATATTTAATATATAGTAATAATGGATCAATTTTTCATGAATATGTTTAGTTCACAAAAACCAACTAAAAGTAATACTACCAAGGAACAAGAACCAGGACAAGAACCAGAACAAGAACCAGAACAAGAAGAAGAAGAAGAGGAACAAGAAGAGGAACAAGAAATAGAATTTGACGAAGAACCAGAAGAAAACAAACAAGATCAAGAACCAGAAGAAGATTACGAAGAAGACCCTGAAGAAGAAGTACCAGAATATGAACTACCAGAACCAGAAGGAGAGGGAGAAGAAGAATTACAAGAAGTTGATGAAGAAGAAGCCGAAGCACAAGCCGAAGCAGAAGCAGAAGCTGATGTTAGCGAAGAAAAAGGAGAAGATGAAGGAGAAGAAGCAGAAGAAGAAGATGAAGAAGAAGTAAGCGAAGCAAAAGGAGAAGAAGAAGTAAACGCAGTAAAGGAAGAAGAAGAAGCAGGAGAAGAAGAAGATGTAAACGCAGTAAATGAAGAAGAGGAAGGAGAAGAAGAAGATGTAAAGGAAGAAGAGGAAGGGGAAGGGGAAGGGGAAGAGGAAGGGGAAGGGGAAGGGGAAGAAGAAGAAGATGTAAACGCAGTAAATGAAGAAGACGAAGAAGAAGAAGAGGACGAAGAAGGAGGAGAAGAAGATGCAGTAATCAAAGAACAAGAAGAAGAAGAAGCATTTAGCGAAGGTTTTGATAACATAGGAGAAGGAAAAACTCAAACAATTGCAGTACCACCTATTGCAAGTCCAGAAGAAGAAACCGAAGGCGAAGAAACCGAAGGCGAAGACGAAGAAGAAGACGAAGATGAAACAGAAGCAGAAGCAGAAGAAGAGGAAACAGAGGAAACAGAGGAAGAAGAAGAAAGTCCAGATCTTGAAGAAGAGGAAGCACCGCCGCCTATTAATAAAGAAAAGAATAATTTATATTTAGCCTCATTATTTAGAGAGAATATAAATAAAATAGACATTGACAAAACAGAATTAGAAGGATTAGCAAGCGACGTTAATACAAAAACCGATTTAAAATATTATTTAAATGCTTTAGAATTATTAAATTCCAAGGAGTTAAAAAATCCGCTAAATAGTAATTACAAATATTTATATCCGCATCATGACGACGAATTTTTCAATATTAAAATAGCGCACAACAAAGAGCTCATGGAAAATAAGATAAAAGTAAATATTGAAGCAGACTTTGAAAAGCAAGCAAATGAAATATGTAATAAGGACTTTGAATTAGCGCCATATCAAAAATTTATAAAAAACTTTTTATCAATACATACACCATATAATGGACTATTATTATATCATGGACTAGGAACAGGAAAAACATGCTCGGCAATAGGTGTAGCAGAAGAAACCAGAAAATATTTACAATATATGGGGTATAATGACAGAATTATTATTGTAGCCTCTCCAAATGTTCAAGAAAACTTTTATTTACAATTATTTGACGAAAATAAATTAGAATTAGTCAATGGTTATTGGACTATTAATAATTGCGCTGGTCAAAATATATTAAATGAAATTAATATATTGCAAAAAAATTTATCACGTGAAAAAGTGATAAAAATAGTGAAAAACATTATATCAAATTATTATTTATTTATGGGTTACACACAGTTTGGTAATCTAATAATGAAAAAATCCAATATAACAAGTCAATTTGCAGACGACGATCCAAATAATAGCAAAAGAAAAATGCTGATTAAAAAGAAATTGCAAAAATATTTCAATAATAGATTAATAATTATTGACGAAATACATAATATACGCCAATCTAAAGATAACAGCAACAAATTAGTGTCCAACGAATTAATGAATTTGGTTAAAAATGTTAGCAACTTAAAGCTATTATTTATGTCTGCAACACCGATGTTTAATGACTTTAAAGAAATAATATTTTTAATAAATATTTTAAATATAAATGATAATAGATCAAAAATAGAGCTTAAAGACGTGTTTAACAGTGATGGCAGTTTTGTAGTAAACAGTAAAGGTGAAGAAGTGGGGCTTGAATTATTTAGGAGAAAGATAAACGGCTATGTTAGCTATGTAAAAGGCGATAATCCGTTAAGTTTTCCATTTAGAATATTGCCTAATGATTTTACGGAAACTAAAAGTATATTTAATAATACATATCCGGAATTAAAGCTTAACGGAAACAGTTTAACTGAAAAAATAGAATTATTTGATATATATGTAAATAGTATATCACCTTATCAAGAATATGTTTATAATATAGTCCTTAAAAATAACATATCAAAATTTGATGAAGACAAAATTAATGCAATGGAAACCTTTGGATATACGTTACTACAAAAACCATTAGAAGCGTTAAACATGGTTTTTCCTAATGCTAAATTGGAGAGCTATTTTGATGACAAAATGAAACTTTATAATAATAATATTCAGGATGTTATTAAGAATATTAATCTAGAAGAAATAAACAATCTTGTAAATATTAGAGACTGTGTCGGAAAAATGGGGATAAATAATATAATGAGTTATCAAGAAAGTCAGGCACCAAAATCAAGATACGGCTATAAATATAAAAATGACTTTACTAGTGGAACTAATAAAACAAATATATATGATTATAATGTTATAGAAAAATATAGTGCTAAAATTAAATCAATATTGGATGCACTATACAATTCGCAAGGTCCGCTAATTATATATTCACAATTTATTGACTCGGGTTTAATACCGCTAGCATTGGCACTGGAGTCGGCCGGATTTACTCGCTATGGATCAAATAGATCTTTATTTGCTAATCCGCCTAGCGAAGAATTAGATGTAAATAGTTATAAGAAGAAGTCGGAAATGGCACCAGGACAGCGTTTTAGAGGCGCAAAATACGTTATAATTAGTGGAAACAGCAATATATCTCCCGATATAGTGGGCGATTTAAAGGCTTGTACCGACACAAATAATATTAATGGTGAAATAGTGAAAGTAATACTTTTATCGGCCGCAGGAAGTGAAGGGTTGGATTTTAAATATATTAGACAAATACATATTTTAGAGCCGTGGTATAATATAAACAGGATTGAGCAAATTATTGGTAGAGCTATTAGAACATGTAGCCATAAAGATCTCCCACTTATTCAGCGCAATGTCCAAATTTATATGCATGCTACAATGTTAAGTAATAATAGTGAAGCCGTTGATTTATTTATTTACAGGAAAGCAGAAGAAAAAGCCAAAGTAATTGGAACTGTTACGCGTGTATTAAAAGAGCATAGTGTAGATTGTTTACTTAATTACGAGCAGCAAAAATTTGACGAGAAATTTATTAATAAAGAATTAGCTATTACGCTTTCAAATAACTCTACAATAAATTATAGTATAGGTGACAAGGCATATAGTGCATTATGCGATTATATGGCCGAATGCAGATATTCATGTAAGCCATCTATAGAAGACTATAAAAAGGTTTACAACGAAGACCCGCTAATAAATAGTTCAAGTTATAATGATAATTATTTGAAAACAAATAATGAAGTTATTATAAAGCTATTGAGAGATTTATACAAAGAGCATTACTTTTATGAAAAAGTTGATCTTATTAAACAAATTACATCATTTAAAGAATATCCATTAGAGCATATAAACAATGCTCTAGATGAGTTAGTTAATAATGAATATACATATATTAGCGATAAATACAATAACATGGGAAAATTAATAAATATTGGATCTATGTATATTTTTCAACCAACAAATCTGAATAATGATGCTACTATTTTTGAGCGCACCAGCGCACTAATTAACAAGCCGAGCGAGCTTAAATTTAGCATTCCGGAAACATTTGAATTACAAGAAGAAGACAAAAAAATAAATCAAGCAAAATCCAATGGTCCTAATCCTAATCCTATTTCAAATAGTACAAAAGAAAAAACGGCGCCATTGATTAAGCTTTATAGTAATAACGATTTAACCAATTTATCCAGTGCCAATAAAGAGGCAGTTAAATCGTATATTGCAGACTTAGAAACTAATTATAAATATATAATTAGTAACATTCAACCAATAAAAGGGGCTAAATCTATTAAAGATAATAAGTATGTTTATTACGGTAAAATAATGGATATATTACGAGAGAAAAAAGCAATAACTCATGACGAAATTGATAAAATAGCGATTAATATATTGCTAGACGATTTAGATTACAATAAGACCGTGTTGCTTGTTATTTATTTGTTAAATGGAAGCTATAATGAAGAAAGTGCGTTTAATAAAAAATTATTGGCTTATTATAGTTCAAAAATTATGAAAACAGCTAATGGCAAGTCAAAGGCATTATTAATACCAAATAAAAGCGAGTATAGAGATTATACTTTATATGTAATTAAAAACGTAAACACACATGAAAAATCGCAATCTTCGGGAATTATTTTAGTAATTGGCGAATTTGAGGACTATAATGATTTTGATAAAGTCGTCGAAAGTAATAAAATAATAACTGAAGATTATGCGGGAGTTTTAGGAATATTATATCCAAATAAAAAAATAACAAAAGAATTGGTTACTGAATTTAAAATAAAATATGCTACAAATAAAGGCGCTCGATGCGATCAAGCAGGAAAAGCAAATACTGAAAAAATCTTTACCATTTTGGATGTTCATGAAGATGTGATCAACTCACTAAAATCATTAAACCAGCATTATTTTTGCGCTGCTCAAGAAATATATTTTCGATTATACGATATTCGGAGATTTGATAAAAAGCGGTGGTTTATAAATCTCTCTGATGCAATAATAAATAAGTTATAAGTTACAACAAAATATAATATTTACAACAAAATATAATATTTACAACAAAATATATTATTTACAAAAATAATATATAGATAAAATCTTAAGATTTAATATATAGATTAATTATTTATATAAATTGAAATAATTTATAAAGATTAAATTATTAATATATATATTAATACAATATGTCTAAAATACAAAATCGGAAATCTCTTCCTACTAAAACAATTTTAGATAATTCGCATATATTTATGCGTTCTTTATTAACACAGAAAATTGTGTTAAATTATAATGAAATAAATAATGACATTTATAATATTTTAGAAGCAAAGATTAAAAATTTTAATGAAAATAAATGTATTAAAGAAGGGTTTATTAAAAATAACAGTGTTAAGTTGTTGACATATTCAAGTGGTGAATTATTTGGAAATAAAGTATTGTTTGAATGTGTGTTTGAATGTTTAATTACAAATCCGGTCGAATCAACTCTAATCAATTGTGTTGCTAAATCGTTAACAAAAGTAGGGGTTCGTGCTGAATTAGAGCTAGAAGACGGATCAAGTCCATATATTATTTTTATAGCTCGTGATCATCACTATAATAACGAAATGTTTTCACAAATAAAAGAAAACGATATTTTACAAGTTAGAATATTAGGACAGCGCTATGAATTAAATGATAAATTTATTAGTATAATTGCCGAATTAATAAGTATCAATAATTATGAAACCTTGAAAGCCGATTTAAAAGACGTAGGCATAAATCAAGACACACTGAAAGAGGATAGCAAATTAAAAATTAAGGTTCCCAAAACTCTTGTAGAAAATATTAAGAATTATAGTTTATAGTTTATAGTTTATAGTTTATAAGAAAAAGATTTATTGTATTATTATTGTATTATTATTGTATTATTATTTTTTTATATTAAAAAGTATTTAATAACTTTATTTAATAGCTATTAAATACATGATTAATTTAAATGAAAGTATTACTATGAAAACAAATTTAATTGATTGCGGGACTAATGATAACAGCGACGCTATAATACAATCAAATGATTTAATTAAGTTATGTAAAGCAATTGAATTGCTTGAACATTTTCATCATATTGAAATAGGTAAAATATTAAAATTAAATAATGTTTATTTAAATGAAAATAGCAATGGTATTTTCGTTAATTTAAACAAAATATCATATAAAACATATAATGAAATTTGTAATTATATTGATTTTATTAAAAAACAAGAAAGCGAAATTAATAAAGATGAAAAATTGAAAAGAAATTTGCAAACAACTTATTTTAAAGATAATAAAGACAAATAGTACTATTTTATTAAATGTTAGCTATTAACAAGGAAGAGTTATTAAGAGCTATTGATTTAGATGACTTAAAACAATATATGTTATATACATTGAATTATGGAGAAAAAGGAGAAAAGGAGGGAGATAAAGGAGAAAAGGAGGGAGATAAAGGAGAAAAGGAGGGAGATAAAGGAGAAAAGGAAGAATTACCAATTTTGAATGTACCCAAAAATCAAATACAAATAAAATATACAAAAAAGTATAGCAAATATAATGAACCGGCCAAGATTAATAATTCCAAACATTATGCTGATAAATTATTTTGGATATTTTATAAACTAGTAAATAATTTTAATGACATTGATTTAGAAAATATTAATGCATTCAAAGTCATGAAAGACTTTAAGATTGAATGTGTAGAGAAAGTGAGGCTTCAAAAAAATATTTTGAAAGAATTTAAAATACAAAGAATGGTTGTAGAAGACGATTTAACAAATAATGATAAAATATGTTTTAAAACGTTTCATGCATTATGTGTATTATATTTAATAAATGTAATTGTTATTCGCGATAATAATACTTATTGTATTTTATGCACAAATGATGATGAGAAAGTTATTAATTTAAAAAATTATAAGTTATTGCAAATTTCAAATGTGAAAATGAGCGCATCATTTAACGATTTTGATGTGCAATTAATTAATAATTATAGCGAAACGCAATTACAAGCTATTTTAAAAAATTATTATAATATTGAAAATATCGAAAAACCAATTAAAGCATTTAGTAGTTATAATTTAGACGATTTAACAACCATAGCTAGTAAATTAAATATTACAATATATGATGAGCATGGTAAAAAGAAGAAAAAGCAAGATATATACGAGACACTATTAAAGAAACTAACTTAAACTGTGGCTTAAGTCTTTAAATCCTTTTTTTATATATATTTAATGTTGTGTTTTAACATATTTTTTTACATTATTTAACAAAATTAAACAAAATTAAACAAAATTAAACAAAATTAAACAAAATTAAACAAAATTAAACAAAATTAAACAAAATTAAACAAAATTAAACAAAATTAAACAAAATTAAACAAAATTAAACAAAATT